TTACTTTTTATCCTTGTCAATTTCAACCTCAATTCCAGACTTGAATATTACTTTAAGCATTTCATCATAAACAACTATCTTACCCACTAGTTTCCTTACCAATTTTTCATCATAGCTGTCTACTTCTAATTCTTGATTGTCTAAAAACTCTTCTAATTCCATTAGTCTAATTTGTTCATTCTTCTCTTCTGCCATATTTAGTAGTATCTTTTCTTTTTCATTTCTTAATTCTTCTACCCTGTCTGCAAGGTCTGTGTAGTCTTTTTTGGCATTAGCTACTTTTAAAAGTTCTTCTTGCACTTTCAACATTTCTTTGTCTATTTCATCTATCTGGCTACTTCCATCACCTGTGATGGATTTTTCTATATTTTCTTTAATTATTTCCTTTAATTTACTGCTTTCAGATATAAGCTGATTGATGGCTTCCACAACTGCTTCTTGTAGGTCTTCTTCTTTTATGGTTCTTGCTTCACATGCTTCTGGTCCATGGGTTACTCTTGTACAACATCTCCAAACAGTATATTTCTTTCCTCTATTATTCCATGCTATTCTCCTGTAAATATCTCCGCATTTAGAGCAGTAGACAATACTTGAAAGGGCGTATTTGCTTGAATAAATTCTTCTTTTTCCTTTTCCGCTCACCATATTGGCTCGTCTATCCATTTCTTCTCCAACTCGCATGAAGATTTCTTTAGGTATGATGGCTTCATGGCTATTTTCTACATAATATTGAGGTGCTATTCCATCATTCTTTACCCTTTTCTTATTTAGAAAATCTACAGTATAAGTCTTTTGTAAGAGTGCATCCCCCATGTATTTCTCATTAGTTAATATTTGATTGAGGTTTGATACATGCCACTTCTTATTTCCCGCCCCATTTACTATCTTGTCTTTTTCAAGTCCTACCTTTATATCTCGTAGGCTTGCTCCTTCTAGGTATTCTCTGTAGATTCTTTTTACTATTTTTGCCTCTTCAGGAACTACGACAAGTTTTCCTTCTTCGTCTTTTGTATAGCCTAAAAACCTATTATGGTTTACCTGGACTTGACCTTGTTGAAACCTATATTGAAAGCCTAACTTCACATTTTGGGATAAAGACTGACTTTCCTGTTGTGCAAGGGATGCCATAATGGTAAGGAGGACTTCCCCCTTGGCATCCATTGTATTAATGTTTTCTTTTTCAAAGTAAACAGGGATGTTATTTTCTTTTAGTTTACGAATATACTTTAAGCAGTCTAGTGTATTTCTAGCAAACCTCGATATGGACTTTGTAATGATATAGTCGATATTTCCTTCCATGGCTTCTTCAATCATTTTATTAAAGCCAGCTCTTTTCTTGGTATATGTTCCACTGATTCCTTCATCAGAAAAAACTCCCGCAAATTCCCAATCTGGATTTCTCCTAATATAATTTGTGTAGTGGTCTATTTGAGTGTCATAAGAAGTTGCCTGTTCATCACTATCCGTTGATACTCTTGCATAGGCAGCTACTCTTAGTTTCTTCTTTTCTGATTCCTTGATGGAATTTCCTTTTTTCTTCTTCGCTGGTATGACTATAACCTTGCTATTCATCATCTATCACCTCGATTAAATTGTACTTGTGGCTTGCTCGTTCAAAGGGATCTATGGGCAAAGTCTCTTCCTTCTTATATCTAAACTTGCAGGGAACTTTAATAATCTCTTCTTTCTTTTCCCAAACTCGTCCCATAGCCACTGCCCTTTTCTTTAACATTTGACCTGCCTTTTCAAAGCTTTCTCCATCTATTATCTTGGGATAGATTTCATTTCCTAAATACTTTTTATTGGTTAAGATTCTTTTTACACTTGAGCTGTTTTTCTTTAAGCCTGCAAGGTCTGCCGACTTTATAAGAGCATTGCCAGCAAGATAATTTTTAAAGATTTTTCTTATATTCTCAGCTTCTGTTTCTTGAACTTCTAATCTTCCGTCTCTTATGGTATAGCCATAACATAACCTAGACATTATTTTTCACTTCCTCTCTAAGTACAAGTCCACACTTTAAATAAAAATCAAGGGTTTCTCTATCAACAACTTGAATGTGGTTTATAATTTCTTCAAACAAGTCATCTTCAAAGTGATCTATCATTTCACTTTTTCCTAAGATTCCTATTAGTTTTTCAAGTTCTCTTATTTCTTCATCATTTCCAAGAATGGCTTTTTTACTTTTTTCCTTTTCTTTGAGTAGATAACTTTCTTCACTTGAAATTTCACTGCTTTCTTTTGCGTAAATACTTGCATCTAAAACTCCTGAAGTTATTAGTTTGCTTAGAACCTCTTTTCTTTCCTTTAGTTTTTCTAGGCTTTCTTCTATTTTATTTATCTTCACAACCTCATCCTTGCTATCCACTCTCTTTAATGTTTCTAAGAGTGGCATTAGGATGCTATCTTTCCCAAAGACTAACTTGTTTACTAAAGTCATAAAAGCTAGTTTTATGTTCTTGTCTTTAATAAACTTCATAGAACACTTATTGATATCTCTTAAGTGTTCACTGCAAGTCCAAGCTATATATTTATCTTTGCCATTATAGTGATGTCTTCTTTTAAAGCTTGAACCACACTCGCCACACTTTATTTTCCCTGATAAGCTATATCTATTTTGGTATCTTTTAGTGTTTTCTCCATTTCCTTTTGCTATAGCCCTTATCTTTATTAGGTCTTGTACTTTTTCAAAGTCCTCTTTACTTACTATGGCTTCATGGTTGTCTATAATCTTATACTGGTCTTCTTCTCCATTATTTTTATGTCTATTATAATTTTCATCTGTATAAGTTTTTTGGTAGATGACATCGCCTATATATTTTTCATTTTTTAAGATTCCGTTTATAGTTGACCCATGCCAGCTTGCTCCTTTTTGTCCTTTAATCTTTCTTTTATTTAAGTCATCTGCTATTTTGTGCGTTCCCTTACCTGAGAGATACTCTTCAAATATTTCTTTTATTATTTTTCCTTCTTCTTCGTTCACTACCATCTTTCCGTCTATATTCTCATAGCCATAGGGTGGGCTTGATATAATAAACGTTCCATTTTGAAATCTTTTCTTTATGGACCACTTGTTATTTTCTGATATAGACCTGGACTCACTTTCTGCAAGGGATGAAAGTATGGATAACATCAACTCGCTTTCCATGGTTCTTGTATCAATATTTTCTTTTTCAAAATAGATACCAATGTTTAAATCAAGGAGTCTTCTTACGATTTCCAAACAATCTGTCGTGTTTCTTGCAAGCCTTGAGATGGATTTAGTTAGGATAAAATCTATTTTCCCGTCTTCACAGTCTTTTAACATTTTTAGAAGTCCATCCCTGCATTCTTTCTTTGTTCCAGTGATGCCTTCATCAAAGTATAAACCTGCAAATGTATATGATTCGTTCTCAGATATTATCTTTTCGTAGTGTGCCTTTTGCGTTTTAAGACTTACAAGCTGAGCATCTTCATCTGTCGATACTCTTGCATAGGCAGCAACTCTTAATATAGATTCTTCTTTTTGATTCGCTTCTATTTTTGTTATCTTTTTCATCCATTCAACCTCCTTTCTGCTAGTGCTATATTCCCGTACAAATGTGTATATATCAAGTCTTATAGCAATAATTCTGAAAGAATAGGTTTGAATTTTTTTATGTTTTCTCTCCTGATTTTCCTATATTCTTCAAGGCTAATTTCATCTAACAGAAATAGGTCTTGGATAAATTTATCCGATAGATAGAAATTAAGCTCTGCTTTTAAATCTCTTTCAGTGTATTCAGTCTTTACAACTTCTTTTTCACCTTCAAACTTTTCTACTCTCATACTCCACCTCCTATATCACAGGCAAAGAAATAAGGTCTATTTTTAACCCTAATTTTCTTTCCTCTATATTCCTTAGGACAAAGGGAGTGTTTTTGAGTAATATTAAGGTCTTAATATATGCCATAAGAAATACTGAAATAGGATGGTAAAATAAAAAAAGGCTTAATGGATTTCTAATTTAAAAATCCATTAAGCCTTAATCGTTTTATTAAATTAGCTGATTTACTCTCTTCTGAACCGCTTTATAATCATATCCAGCTTGAGTTAACCTTCTTTTTCTTTCTTCTCCATTCCCCCATTTTCCACTTATAACCTCTCTTGCTAATTGGTCGATTGTCTTTCCAATTGGATAAACTATCTTGCCATTAACATCGAATACTTTTAAACCAAATCTATCGGCACATCTTTTAGCATTATCTAAATTCTTAAATGCACCTTTCTGACTTTTAGAATCAGGCCAAGATTTTCTAACTCTATATAGTCCATTTGTTGGTTTACTAACAGTATTATTGCCTCTAAGCCTTTTATTGACTTCATTTGCTATATATGGAAACTTGCTACCAAGATATGGTCCTGGACAATTCGTATTAGAATACCACTCATGCTTTTGAAGTACACCATCCTTACCTCCAGTGTAGGTGCAAGGATAGATTCCATTTCTCCTACAGATGTCTGTAACTAAATCAATTAGTCTATTTAAAACATAATCAGAAACCAACCACTGAGGTCCTCTCGTAGAGTTTCCTACTTCAATAGTTACTGCTCTATTGTCACACCAGGAAGATGAGGTTGTCCAGGCTCTGTTAGATTCATCTACTCCTAAAACAATGACTCCATCAGATCCTAAATTGTAGTTAGCTGATGCACGTCTTGACCTTGGCACAAATACTCCAGCAAGATTTCTACCATTTATAACTCCAGCTGCATGGTGAATTGCTATTTTAGTTATCTTCTGATCTCTTCTTCCACTATGGTTAGGTGAGAGAATTCTTGCTTGTACTAATGGACTATTACTCATTTATTTTTCCTCCTTGAATTGTTCTAATACTTTTTTTAATTTTTCTGGTACTGGCAAACCTAAAGCTACAGAGTTTTCAAGTATAGAAAGCCCTTCATTTGCTATATAAAAAAAGATGATGGCTGTTCTTATCATTGTTCCATCACCTTTGATTAAATTTACATCGCATAAGTTCGCTATTCCTACAACTATAAAAATCATAATCTTTTTAGCTATCCCTTTAAATCCTATGGATGAGGATAGCTTTCTTTCTACTCCTGCTCTTAAAACGCCTGTTAAATAGTCAGCTATTACAAAAGCAAGTAGTGTGTAAATAAAAGCATCTACACTTCCAAGATAAAACCCCAACCATCCTCCGATAGCCGTAAAACATACTTTTAGTATTTCTAAAAACTTATTCATTTTATTCCTCCTCTGTTAATGTGTAAGTTATTTTCATTGTCTTATCTGCCGTTTTTAATATTGGACTTGATAGGTTATTAATTGTTCCAAGGTATGGGGTATGAAGATAAAGACATTTATATAGAGTTCCAGAATTTGATCCGTATCCAATCCTAAAAGGACCAATTTCAATTGTTGGAGTTCTTATATATCTAAATGATGCTCCTGAATAATCTTTTCCATAATTCTTAATGATTCTACCATCTTTGGTAATAGTAAAATCATATCCTAATATATGGTCTCCCCACTGATACATGTAAGAGTAAGTGCTCGATCCTTCCGTAAAATCAGATTTAAATCCTAATTCCATAAATGAAATATCTACTGGATTATTGATGTTGATTTTATAAATTCTATTTCTGTCTCTATTTATTGCATAAAGGTATCCATCCTTTATCACGCTTCCTATGGATCTGTATACACTACTCGAATCTTCACTTGGGTACGATCCTAAGTCATACAATCTAATATCGTTTAAATCCCACTGGTCTACTTGTGTAGAATAATCGTCTTTTTTTATTTTCACTCTTCTAATTAATCCACTATTGTAGTTGGATTTAGTTAGAAATCCATACCAATATCCGTCTTTACCATCATAAAATCCACCATCATACCAATAGTAAAAATCACCATAATATTCTGTTAGGTCGATTGTGATTTTCTCCATTTCCTGAAATCTAGGACCTAGAACTGAATCCGTTAATCCGATACTTGAGTAGGCTTCTTTAAATTTAACAATATCAAGTGTCTTATTTTCTCTTGGCCATAAGGATATAAAAGTATTATCTTTAGGATTTCCTTCAACCATCCCTATATATGCTCTTTGTATATCTTTACTGACATCATAGTATGTCCTGTTTAGTAGTAAGCATGCATTCCTATTAAAATTATTTCCATAATAAAATCTTCCTGCTTTGTAATGTGTCAAAGCTAGTGAAGATATTCTTCCATTAGCTTGTGATGTAGAAAAATCCCAAACAAACTTATATCCATTTTCTAATGGTATAGATTCTGTTAAATTCGCAGAACCCCTTAAAGGATTATCTGTAGAATTCACATTGTTAGATGCATAACCAATGATTGGATTATCTGATGGTGGAATTATTTTATCTCGATCTTCTTCTAATCTATTTTCATATAGCAATATTCCTCCATAAAGTTTGTTTGCAATTGGAAATATTTCGTCTTTGTATTCTACTTCTCCACTTTGATGAATTGGATACATAAGACCTGACGGGTTTAGTCTTAATATATCTGGGACTGCATTAGTTATTAAGTTTTCATCTTCATATATCTCCTTCGTATTTGTCCTCACATCAGTTAGTTCGATGGCTGATTTACCCTTGAGCATTTCCTTCCTCCTTATCTTTAAATTCTGTAGTAATTTCTTCCTTATATTTTCCAAGCATCAATCCTTGATATTTAAATCTTCCTACCTTTTCATTAAATACTAGTGGTCTTGGGACTTGGCTTTCTACTTTGTATTCAGCCTTCAATTTTCTAAGCAGGAATGAATGACTAAGTTCTATTATCTTCCAAGATTCATCAATCTTAAGCTTTCCATCCCAAGCCTCTGTAGAACCTAGAGATTGACCAGAGATAGCTGCGATAGCATTATCTTTTCCAATCATTGCTTGACCAGACTCAAGTCGTATTAAAACTGAAAAATTGTTCATTGTCTTTTCCTGAAGTTTAGTTAGTGGATAAAAAAGATTTAGAATATGGTCACCACTTAAGTAGGTTTCTTTTGGAATGTGATGTTCTATTTTCGTATCATTGAAAACATAAGTAATAACTATCCTTGTTGGTATTTCTATATTTTCAATAAAGTCTAATTCTTCTACTTCCTCTTTTTCTTCAAACTTTGGAGGATCATAGGATTTCCCTTCTTCATTTAAAACCTCTACTTGTTTCTTAACCTTTCTTGATATCTTTCTATTTTTTTCTTCAGTGTCACAAATTATATTCAACAAAATAGAGGCATTAAAAATTGCCTCCGTTTCTTTATTAGAGGCAAATTCTATACGAATTATTGGTGTATCTGTGGTAGAAAGATTAAAGGCAGAGTAATTAGAATAGGCATGAACTACTAACTTTTCAGATTCAATCTGATTTAAAAGTCCGACTATATTTTTATCATTCTTACTTTTAGCCTTTGATAGGTATGGATTCTTTCCAACTCCTAAAATTCTGTGCTTACCATTTATCTTGTATTCAATGTCAGTAATAAGACCTTCAATCTTTTCTTCTTCGTAAGAAATAGCTATTCTATCTCCTACATCAAGGCTTGGATCTCCTATAGTTACCATATCAAAAGGTGTATGATGAATCTTACAAATTTCAGTAAGAATAACCTCACACATTCTTTTTCTTTTTTCTGGAAGTCCTAACTGCATCAGTGGATTTATCCCAAGATTCATAGTTAGCCCATCATCATTTTCTAAAGAATAATATTCAGCTATTTTAGTCTTTGCATTTGTTGAGTTAATAGCCGTATATCTTGTTTTAAAATCTGATACAGATGAAGAAAATCTTTCTCTCGTTTTAATTTCAGTGGATATACTTTCTGCATACTTTTTTAAAACCAATTTACCATCACGAGAGATCTGTGCAAAAGTACCAAGAGTTGATGCTATATAGTGAATAAAGTCTCTATAGGTTTCTATATCATGGTCTTGGTAAATAGCCAGAACTTCCTCTCCATTTACAAAAGCTTTTACCTCATCTTCTGTCATACCTAGTTCTACCTTGCACTTCTCACATGAGAGACTTAGTAATTCAAAGGCTGTACCAAAGGTATCTGTTACTGGGAAATTCTTATCAAATCTAAGCATATAGTCATAGCCTTTTAGTTCTAAAATCTTCTTAGACCTATTTGCCTCAGTAACATCAAATATTCCCATTGGTATGGTTTCTATATTTTTATTTTCTAATTCTTGATGGTAAAAAATTTCTAGCTTTGAATCCTCTAAAGAATACCTATCTATATTTGAAAAAAGACTAATTCCAAATTCTCCGGCATAAACTGTCCCTATTTCAAGTTCAGAAGATCCAGAGCATGAACGATGGATGTATCCAGACCCTTTTAAAATATCCTTATTTGTAAAGGGAATAGTGGTCTCATCTTTTAAGATGATATTTCCCGTCCAGTAAAATTTACGAGAGTTCTTTTTTATAACTGTTTTATATTCATTACTTGTTGGATACATTAGTACTCCTCCAAAGAAAAAGATACTTCCCACAATCCTTTATAAGAAGTATCTTTTATTAATTTGACTTGAAATTTATCTATATACATTTGTGTCTCTTTTAATTCTAATGTTTCTGTATCTAAGTATTTAACTTGAAGATTAGACTTATTAGCAAAACTACTCAATGTCTTTACAAGTTTAGGACTGCAAGAAAAACTTACAGAAATACTTGCTACTTTGTTTCTAACAATATCTCTCTGAATAGTTCCTGCTTCTGTCTCTCCTCCAGTATCTGCTTCTATATCTCTAAACTCCAAATCATAAGAATTTGGTAGTGGTAGGTCTACTCCTTCAATAATTAAATATGATTGATATTTCATTACCTACCTCCACTTCTTAAATTCTTACGCATAGATGCATTGACAATTACTTCATCAAGTAGTGTGCCTCCAAGATAAACCGGGATAACTATGTCTCCAGAATTTTCTGATTTTAAATTGATATTTGCAAGTGCATCAGATATTTGCCTTCCCATATCAATTCCATTTATAGCAGATTCTTTATCGTATCCACCCATACCAACAGCTGATATATTTGGACTTAAAACCATATCACTTGCAACATTTTTCATTGAAGATTGTACTAGTCTCCTGCTCTTTTCTATCCCCTTAGATAAGCCTTCCATAAAGTCTGGCATCCATGATTCGTAGTCGGTAAGTGGGCCAACATCTGGTACTGAAAAGTGCAGGTAGGATCTAATGGTTGATGCCACATTAGATACAGCAGATGTCACATTGCTAATCGCATTTCTAATCCCTCTTGCAATTCCATTAATCATATCTGCTCCCCATGTATAAGCTTGAGATGCCAAATTCTTAATGTGATTAACCGCATTATTAAATCCATTTCTAATAGTAGACTGAATATTTGACATGGTCGATGAAATACTTGATCTCATAGAATTAAAGGCAGATGATACTGCTGACTTTGCAGTATTCACTGCAGAGGAGATAGTTGACTTTATAGAATTCCAAGCAGATGAAACAAAGGACTTTATGTTATTCATTGTTGATTGGATAAAGGTCTTTATCCCATTCCAGATTGATTCAAGGACCGTCTTAATAGAAGTCAAGATAGTCTCAATAGTCGTTTTTATATTGGTCCAGGATGTAGAAATAAATTCTCCAATGGCAGTGATGACTGTTGTTAAGAACTCTTTTAGTCCATTCCAAATAGTCTCTACTTTTACTTTAATTGCATCAAGAACTGTTGAAATTAAAGTCTTAATACCTTCCCAAGTAGTTTTTATAAACTCTCCAACTGCTGTAAATACTTCTGTAGTTATAGTTGAAATAGCTGTCCATATATTTGTAAAAGTTGTTTGAATTCCCGTCCAGAGGCTTGTAAAGAATTCTCCTAAACTTTGCCATAGACTCTTGGCTCCCTCAATAAAGGTATTCCAAGATTCAGCTAGAAAAGTTGTTATAGATGTCCAGATGCTGTTCCATCCTTCAGAAAGTCCATTCCATAGATTGGCGAAGAAGTCCTTGATGCCTTTCCAAGTAGTCTTAACCCCTTCAATAAATCCAGCCCAAAATTCCGATAGAAAACTTGTAATAACAGTCCAGGTACTTGTCCAAGATTCTGATATCCCTTGCCATAGGTTTACGAAGAATTCTTTTATTCCATTCCAAATAGCAACAGTTGATTCTTTGATGGTTTCCCAAATAGAGATGACACCTTCTCTAAACCAGTCGCACTTCTTCCATAAAAGAACAAGACCCGCTATTACTGCACCAATAGCAATAGGAACAATCCCAATGGCTGATACTACTGCAGTGATTGCTGGTATAAGTGTACCTGTAAAGATTCCAACTATCTTAGTTATTCCTCCTACTATTAGAGGTCCTTTGGTCATAATAGTTCCTATTGACCAGATAAGTTTTCCTACAATCATAAGTACAGGTCCAAGAGCAGCTATAAAAAGACCGATACCTGCAATAATACCTTTTACTGGTCCTGGAAGGGCATTAAGTCCATTTACCAGTTTGGTTAATATATCTACTGCTTTTCTAACAGCAGGCATTAAAAGTTCTCCAAAGGATATAGCTAATTCTTCTAAGGCAGATTGTAAAATCTTTAATTGACCAGCTAGGTTATCCTGCATAGTAGCAGCCATTTTTTCTGCTGTTCCATCTGCGTTATATATGGCATCACTTAAACTGTTATAGTCTTTTTCACTGGCATTTATAATTGCCAACATTCCAGACATAGCGTTTTTACCAAATATCATGGATGCTGCTTGTGCTTTTTGAGTTCCATCTAAATTAGCAAAGGCTGCTCTAAATGTGCTTAGAGTCTCATCAAGTGAAAGGCCCTGTACATCTTCAATAGATAAGCCCAACATGGACATTCCGTTCATAACTTCTTTAGTTGGTGATGCGAGTCTTGTTAGCCCAGACCTTAAAGCTGTCCCTGCTTGTGAACCTTTTATTCCTGCGTTAGCCATTAAACCTATAGCTACTGCTGTATCTTCAACTGAATAGCCAAGTGTCCCAGCAATAGGTGCAGCATATTTGAAGGTTTCACCCATTAGTGAAACATTAGTATTGGCATTAGATGATGCAGCTGCAAGAACATCAGCAAAGTGAGAAGAGTCTTCAGCTTTTAAACCAAAGGCTGTAAGGGCATCTGTTACGATATCTGAAGTGGTAGCTAGATCCTCACCACTAGCTGCAGCAAGGTTCATGACTCCTTCTATCCCACTAATCATATCTTTACTTTTCCAACCAGCCATAGCCATGTAGTTCATAGCCTCTGCCGCTTCAGATGCTGAGAACTTGGTCTTGGCTCCCATTTCACGAGCCTTTTCCCTTAGAGCATCAAAGTCGGATCCTGTTGCACCAGATACTGCTTTTACCTTTGCCATACCAGAATCAAAATCTGATGCAGTCTTTACAGCTGCTGCTCCAAGACCCGCTACAGCAAGAGATACTGGCATCATTTTTCTTCCTACGTTTTCTATATTTTGCCCTGTGTTTTGCCATTTTTCTCCAGTAATAGCTATGTTTTGAAGAGTCTGATTTGTGGTTGCCCCTTGCCTTTCTAGAGATTTAAGGGCTTGTTCTGTTTCAATAATTTCACGTTTAAGGGCATCATATTGCTCTTGGGAAATCTTACCTTCTGCAAGAGCCTGTTCAGCTTGTTTTTGTGCCTCTTTCAAAGAAGTTAATTTGTTCTTTGTTTCTTCTAAGGTCTGTCCTAATAGCTTATGCTTTTGGGAGATAAGTTCTGTATTTCCAGGATCAAGTTTAAGAAGTTTATTGACATCACGCAGTTCCGATTGAGTATGTTTAATCTCCGTATTAACTTGTTTTAATGCAGTTTGAAGTTTGGTAGTATCCCCACCAATCTCAACAGTTATCCCTTTTATTCTATTTGCCAATATCTCACCTCCTTAATTTTAGGCATCAAAAAAGCACCTACAAATTAGTAAGTGCTGTAAATATATTTTTTAGTTAAAATGAAGTTCACGCTTTCTTGGTGTTATTTTTATACCTTTTATAAAAAATTAACATTAGAATAATGTTTGTTATTAGAACGATAACACTCCCTTCTATCATACAATCTCCTCCAGATAAAATCTGATTTTTTGAAGGTGTCATTGTAATCAAGCTTGGATAATCGTCAGCTAATCTAACCCCTCCCAAAATAAGTCCACCTATTATATTCCATATAGCATGGCTCATAGTAGGAGCTAAAATAGTACCTTCAGCTTCATATAAGAATGTAGTGAATAAACACATTGTTACAACATTCAACACAGGAATTATTCCTGCTTCAATAGTACCTCCATGCAACAATGAAAATATGACTGTGGTTACAACAATTGCAACTGGCAAATTATACTCTTTTTTTATAAGTTGATAAATGTAACCTCTAACAAGAAGTTCTTGCATAATAACATTTATAAAGGCTGATATTATCCAAATCCATAACATAGGAACATTATTTATTTCAGTTATTTTCAAATAATTAGTTAGTATAAGCAAGCCAGCAGAGAAGCCAAGCCATAAAATACCGACAAATATCCCCATGAGTAAACCTCTTAGCGAATTATCATTAATTGGAATTCTTAACTTTTGTTTCTCAATTCTAATAAAAAGCCAAGTTAATATAATTATAACTACTAAAGGAATTAACTCAGCGATAAATCTCCAAATAACAGGATTTTCGACAGGAATATCTATCACAGTAGACAAGACTGCCCATACAATAAAAAATATTATTACTTTTGAAATTGTTAATATAGCTTTTTTCATTAGCACACTCCGTAAATTCTAATCTTAATACTATACAATTATACCATAAGTAGATTAAAACTTATCAAAGTCTTCTTGCGTAGCTACTTCCTTATATTTATAGTCATCATTATTCTTTTCTGTGAACATATCATTTACAAGTCCAATTGTTAGTAGGGATAAATCAGAAACAGAAAGACCAAGTTCCACTGCCCTTAGTAAAAACAAGGGTGTAGTCATTGGTCTTTCTGTTGGTCTTACTTTTTTTTAGGAACTTCTTCCGATTTTATGTTAAGCCCCCATAATTCAATTAGCTGAGGTAGAATTTGGTAAATTGAAAAGGTTGAGAAATTATCTAACCATTCTTCTGGACTATCAGGCACAGATTTATCTCCATGCTTTGCCATTACATAGGCTATATTTTCAAATAGTTCTAATGAGCCTATATCAAGATTAGATTTATCTTCATCATTTTTCTTCATGGATTTTTCAACTTCCATTAAGTCTTTGAAGATATCTCTTCCAAATTTAAGTCTATAGATTCTTGGAATAGCTGCTGATGCACGAAAAATAACATCTTGCCCGTCAATTTGAATTTTCTTTGTTAGTCCCATATTTATTTACCTCCAACACTTGCTCTTGAAGGTGTTACTGTAGTTTCCGTTGGCATATAGACTGACTTGTACCAACCATCATAAGTTTCCTTTGTAGTCTCTTCGCCTGTTCTAGCCTTTACATTTCCATTTGGAAGTGGTCTTGCTTGGATAGATAAGGTTTCTGGTTGAACTTCTCTTGATTCTTCATTAGTTTCTCCTTCGAGAGTAGGTCTTGCTGCTGAACAGTTATACATGACGTGACGAATTTTCTTTTGGTCTCCATCAAACTCAAATAACAGTGCAAAGTTTGCAGTTTCAGAATTTGAAGACTCAATAAGAACTTTATTTGAATCTGATCTTTCCATCAAAACATCCGTCCTAAAGGATTCTGGAATAAGGGCGATTTCTAAATCTCCATCATATCCCATATTGTTTGAAATAGTGTAGTATTCAATTCCATCTGCATAAAAGCTTTCAGGCTCTCCATTAGGATCCAATGAAATCGAAACAGCACCAGGCATTGGCACTGGTGTCTTATATTTAATAACGCCCTCTTCGGTCTTATCAAAAAGAGCGTAATGTACATTACAAATATTAAACTTTACCTTATTTGCCATAATTGTTACCTCCCATAAATTGTAGTGAGTCAGCTCCATCACAATTCTCTTCGCTCCTTATCAGTCGCAGAGAATTGGATTGCGTGACATCTGACCTACCTTCCACTCGCAATGCTCGTGGGGTTAGGTCATTAACATTACAAATATTAAATTTAACTTTATTAGCCATTTTTTACCTCCATAGTAAATTCATAGAGAACTTCATAAAGTCTTTCTGATTCAATCCAAACTTCAGATTTTTCATAATAGATTTTTTCTCTATCAAGTATCTCTTCTATTTTTTCTTCTAATTTTAAATCTTTCTTATCAGTGTAAAGTTCTAAGTCTATCTGGGTGTTTTTATAAAAAACTACTCCATCTGCACCAAAGTGTTTATTCTTTGGAAATAGATAGACCATAAATGGTGGATCTGGACTTTCTCCTTCAGCAAAGTGAGAGTATGCAAATGGAAGTCCCATATCTTCAATTATTTTTAATAACCTAACCATCGTTTAGTTTCCTCATAATATTTTCTTCCAATTCTCTTACTCCTTTCTCTTCAGCTGGTCCAATGTGTGGCTTAGCAGATACTCTTCCACCCTGCCTAAGAACATGACCTTTTTCAAGTAGATGAGCCAGTTGATATCTATTTCTTGAGTGAACTACGAGTTCTATTGAGTTTGATGTTTCTTTCATAGTTTTTACAGACCAGGACTTAGAATATTTCTTTGTTTCTCCTGCAGGTGCATTTTCTTGTATGTCTTTTCTAATATTGCTACCAGCCTTTTTAACTTCCTTTTTGACTTCATCTGTTGCCATGTCAGAATATTCTTCTAAGCCCTTCATTATTTCATTGGCGAGGTTTTCAATTTTTACATTCATCTACTCACCTTCCTACACCTAAACTTTATAAGTCTATTTTTATAGTTCATAAAGTCAATTGAGATGATGTTGTACTTTTCATCATCAAATAGAATTCTGTAATCTGAAGTATTAATGTTCTTCAGACTATTTTGAAATCTTACAGTAAAAGAAATATCTGACCTGTCTACTTCCATCCCTAGAAAAACTTCTTCGCCTTTACCTTGAAAGGAAATATAGGCTGATGTTGTTATATAGTCCATCCATACTGATTTATGGTTACCAATTCCATCCACCTCAACATTTTTATTTTGAAAGGTTATTTTTCTATTTAAATCCGATATCTTCATTAGAACTCAGCCTTTCTCATTCCAAATAATAAAGCCCTTAGAGTTAAGTTTAGTTCAGAATAGTCTGCCTCTTCTCTGTGTTCATAAAGATAAGCGGTCATATAGAGGACGGCTATCTTTCCATTTGGATTTTTAGAAAGTTCTTCTTCACTATTAACCCTGGCTACATCCATAGAGTGTTTGATTGATGATTGGATGAGAGATTCAATCATCTCATCCTCATCATCAAAATCCACCCTTAAATAGGACTTTGCCTCCTCAAGAGTAATCATAATTTACTCCTTAGGCAGTAGCACCAATTTTTAAAAGTTTAACTGCTTCTCTTAAAACAAGGATTCCATCAACTCTTTCTTTTCCTAAGAAACCAACCATGCCATTACCAGCAAATAGTTCCTTTAAGTCTTGGAAAGACCTATTTCCTCTATCTCCAATCTTATAATATGAAAAATCTCCAAAGGCTACTGCAAGTTTTCCTTTATCAGCTTTTGGAGCAAAGGCAGATGTGTAGGCAGGATATCCTAAAAGTCTATCTGGTTCTCCATCCTTAAGTGATGGTTGCCAAATATATGCACCATTAACATCTTTAAGCTTTCTAATCTGAGCAACTGTTGCATCATTTAAAATGAATGCCGCTTTCTTCCTATATGGTCTATCTAAGGAATAAACCAGATCAATTAATTCATCTGCAGTAATTGTTTGAGCCTTTGTTGTTAGGCCAAGTTCTCCACCCTTTTTAGAGTCAAAGATTCCTGTAGGTTTATTTACTCCATCGCCATTTAAGAAAGCATCCTCTTCAGCATTTGCTAGCGCTCTAGTAAATTCTTCAGTGATGTATTTTTCTAAATTAAAGGCTGCATCATATAGAAGTTCTTCAGTAACTTTAATTCCAACATGGAGTTTATGCGCATCAAGAGATACTTGGTCGAATGTACCATCTCCAAAGGTAAGCTGACCGCCTTCTTCAACCCATAGGGCTGCTGGCTTAGTAGCTGCAATATTAATTTTATGAAGTCCAGAAGTTTGAACTTTTGTAGCTAATTTTCTTACAATATTTTCATCTTCAAGACCGTTTACAATATCTACTTCCATTTCTTCTGGAACTAAATATCCACCACTTTCATCTGTTCCTACTTTTAATTCATTAGAAATATCTCTAAAGTTAGTTCTTAATGCTTTCATCATAGACTTCTTATAGACATTTCTTGCCCTCATTGGTTTTTCTTCTTCATTAAAAGTAGCAGGTTCATTTGTTAATGCTTGGGTAGTAGGTTTTTCTAAAGTTTTATCCATTTCTTCTTCCCTCTTCTTTCTTTCAATTTCACGAGTGTAATTCTCGATACTTCTTTCCATCTCTTCATATGTTTTAAAATCTTCATCAGACATTAGACCATTTTCGTCTTTCTTAGATTCAGCAAATGATTTTGCCTCATCCCAAGCTTTAGTTCTCTTTTCCATTAGTTCTTTTAAGTTCATACCTTTACCTCCAAGTGTTTTTAATTTTGTTTAATCTGCCTTCGACCTCACTCATTGAGTGAGTTTTCACTTCTTTATTTATCTTTGTTAATAGCGAGTTTGTAACTGCTCGCCTTGAAAAGACCATGTTCGTAACTTTTTCATCTTTTCTTCTATCAGTGAGAGTTCCATCACAAAAGCCCATCTCAATAGCCTTGTTCTTATCAAACCAAGTCTCTCCATCCATTAGATTGGAAATCTCTTCTCTGGATAAATCTGTCTTAATCTCATAGGCATTGATGATTGATTCCTTTACTTCCTTTAACATGTCTATAGCTTTTTGCATTTCTTTTGAATCTCCAATTGCCACAGTTAAAGGGTTATGAATCATCATTAGTGAGGTAGGACTCATCAATACTTCAGTTCCTGCCATAGCAATGACCGATGCTGCTGATGCTGCAAGCCCATCAATCTTAATGGTCACATTTCCCTTGTGTTCTAAAAGCATGGTGTAAATTCGTGATGCAGCTATACAATCTCCACCAGGGGAGTTGATCCACACAGTTATGTCTCCACTTTTATTTTTTAATTCTTCAAAAAAGAGCCTTGGAGTGATTTCATCATCAAACCAAGACTCTTCAGCGATTACTCCATCTATATAGAGTTCATTTGAATCCTTTTTCCAATTCCAAAATATTTTATTGTTCTTCATTAGGATTTATTTCTTCTCCTTTCCGCTGATAAAAACTACCTGCCTTGTCAAGTGGTAGCATATTTCCATTTACAAGGTATAGGTCACCACCTTCTTCAGCTGATATCCTATCTAAATTTTCTAATTCTCTTATGTCATTTGCACTCATCCAACCATTCTGTCTTCCTACAGCATATCCATTCATTCTTGATTCATAGTCTCCTCTTAGAAGTCCATCAAGATTAAATTTAATAAAGTAGGATTCTTTTTCTTTCTTTGTTAATAGTGCTCTTTCTAAGGATTGCTCCCAACGAACAATCCAAGGATCAAGGGTGTATTTAACAAACTCAAGTGACTGTTGTTCTATATTTGAAAATGATGATCTTTCCAAGTCACCAATCATATGAGGTGGTATTCTAAATATTCTTGCTATCTCATTTAACTGAAACTTTCTAGTTTCCAAAAACTGGGCCTCACTTGGTGCTATGGCTATGGGTTGGTATTTCATCCCTTCTTCAAGTACAGCCACTTTATTGGCATTTTTAGGCCCCTGAAAGGCTGCGTTCCATGACTCCCTTACTCTTTCTGGGTCTTTGATAATACCTGGATGTTC